GCTCAGCAGGGCAGAGTTCACGGAGCGCATCCGTGATGGAGGAAGGAAGAGGCTTGCCCTCATTGAGGGAGAGGATGGCGTTGGCGAGGAGGGAAATGGAGGAAGACATTGCAGGAAAGAGGGAGGAGGATGGAGGAGGAGGCATAAAAGGCACAAAGTCGGCTAGAGTCTATCAATTTTTTCCTAGCCTCTAGAGTAAGATATGAAACATCTTATAGATGTTATCATGGCAAATATGCCAATTGTATTATTGGTTGTTATATTCGTTTGCTTGATATACAGCGAATTTTCGGAAATATCGCTGTCTACGAGTTGGGATAAAATGATGGATCTTTTACACGGAGTTGTTGTAGGACACCAAGTGAAGGTTTTGGGGTAATACATAAAAAATGACAGACCCGCCCCAGCCAATACAATAGGCATCATTCCTATGGACGCACCTGTACCCGATACACTTATTCGCGCCTCAGTGCAAGGTATTGTGTACCTGATTAACTCGCAATCAGGGCACGTTTATACATATAATCCAGAGGCGCCGACGTATATTGGACAACTAGAACGTATTCCAGATACCGATAAGCATCTGATGTCAAAGCAGAACGGCTGCCTCCATTATGCGAAGGTGAAGTATCGTGACGATATTCGCGAGGTGATGGAGCGCCTGCGCACCGCAGCCTAGGTGCCTCGCTTAAAAAAATGAAGCATTTTTCACCCACTAAATAGCCGCCAAATGGACCATCAACTAGAGGATATGTTACGCCAACGCAAATTGCTGCTGTGGCGTAAAATACTTGAGACCTTTCCTATTGAAGAGAAGCACCGCGATGCCGTAAACCGCAGACTTTTCCCACCAACCGACCAACCTATTGTTAGAAAGCGCAGATGTAAGATTGATTTATAATTGCTGTATTGTTTGGACAGTTGTAGCAAGCCGCAATCCGCGGTTATAAGCCATCTGCTCCTCGTTGCTCTGAAACTGGTATGTAAATGTGCTATGGAGAACATTGTATGAACTTACAAATCTATATATAGATACATCGGAATTATTTTCTGTTTTTTGGCTTTCGGTAATAGGAGGAACTGAATTTATTTGTGGGGGCACTTGAGAGAATCGCGGCGGTCCAGTAACAAAACTTGATGTAGGTATCGGCGCAATTGAAATAGGTTGGAAAAACGCCGGTGGTATGTAAGGATAACGAAGTGTATGAAGTTGTTGTCCATTACGGTAATCGGTCGCCTCCTGATTATTCACAAATACATACCAATTTAGCGGCTCACCCTTTAGAATCTTCAAGTAGATAGAAAAATTCACTGCTTGAACACGGTTAAAGGTATCCCATTGTCGCTGTAAGGTAAGAATGTCGCTTTTTGTTTTGTATTTGACACCTGATAAATCATAAGGAGACTGAGGGATATATCCTAATCCAACATTTGTTGATAAATATTGATTATATGTATAATTTGAAAGATATGACGGATACGGGTTCCGGCAGGTCATTTCTTATTCACATAGAGTGATTTTTAAACCGCATCCTCATACTCATCTAGGCGCTCATCATCGGAAGATGATAGATCTTTGCTATAATCGGCAACACGCAAACGCTCCCTGCGGTTATAGCGCATATGCTCCTCATATTCTAGTGCTGTTTCATAATCCATCTCGTCGGGTGAACTATCCTCACGTGCGTAATCTTCATCGCTCGTACGAGGCTTATAAAATGTGTTGACCAGAGATACTTGTCGCTTCTCAGCACATTCGGTGAGACGCCGCGCCTCAGCACGGTTCAACTCAACCTGTTTAGCAGCCGCTGCGGCAGCTGCCGCGGCAGCATCGGCGTCCGCCTTCTCCTTCACCTTCTGCGCAAAGGAGAGAACGGGCTTCTTGGAGGGGGGACCACCGCTAGCGCTGAGAGTAGGAAAGGACTTATCAGTCACAACGACGGAGGGAAGCTTGAGCGCAGACTTTGACCACGTAGACATTTTGTAAGAAAGAGCAGGAGGGAGTGAGAATCTAAATACCGAACGAAGCAGTTTCAATTTTTTAAAGCGAGACCTAGGTATCATCAAACATCATTCGCCCCTTACCGCCAGAAATCTCAAAGACATTCCACGCATCGCCATACGTAATTAAATATGTCTTACGACTCTTATTGCGCGGGTCCATTGGTATAGGTGCTAAGATTGGATAGAGAACGGGTAAAACCGCGCGAGTAAATTGTAGAGTTCCTGCCGGCTGCGCTGTATCAAACGCGCCAAAGGTAATATTATAGACCTCTTGTGGTATAGGAAAAGCAAAATCCATTCCCATACGAATGTTTTTCCAATAAGAAGTTACTTCACGAAAAACGGCGGTTTCCCATTGCTTAATACGGTCAATATTAGAGATATTGAGGCGCAAAGACGTTACAAATGCGGAACCATCGGACGCATTTAAAACATTTCGTTGCCCCGCCAAAGTAGACGCATATGACCGGAGACCTACTAACATACGACTCACTGAGCCAATCATATCAACCGTGAACGGGAGTTGTACAGTTGCCAGATAGGGCGGTGATGCAGCGGTAAACGAATTATCTTCAATCGTAAACTCTTCGTGACGTACATTTGTGTAAGGAATACGTAGAGTTTGCGCTTTGAGCCAAAGATTCGCATCACGGGGTAAATAGAGTTGTGTAGATTCAAGTGTCATTAATATAGGCTGAACTGCCTCCAAAGGTAATGTTACTTGCGTAGTATCAACCGGACCATCAGGAGTTGCTTGAATGCGCAGGGGCTTACCTCCCCACGGTTGGGGTTGTAGACGTCCATCACTTGCTACGACAACTTCGTTTAACTTGCGTAAATGGATACGAATGCGCCACCGTTGTTGACTGAGGGCAACAAGGGGAATCCCAGGCTCAAATGCTTGTTCGGCACCAATAACTGGTATGCTAACACGTAGTTCTGGTAGTGTTGCAGACCTGCCGATCGCAAGAGGCGTATCGTAACGTGAGCCGACTTCGTCGTTATTTAAGAATACTGTACCTGTTTCAGATTTTTGACGTTGACGCCAAGTAAGATATTCGCCGTAATTTTCGTGAATAAGAACTTGATCTTGAAAGATTTGTATCTTACTTATCACCTGTAAGCCGATGCTGTTCGTATATCCAAAGGTGACTCCACTAGCGTCGGTCACGATACCGGTACGATTCACTGCCACTGCAGCAGGCGGTAGCCAGGTAGGAAGTTGGATATGGAGATAGAAGTATTTTGCGAGGTCGCCCCGATGGTCAATATCAAAATCAACCCAGCGTCCCCAATCCGGGGCATTACGTGGTTGCGTTATATAAATTTCTTTCGTAAATGGAACTGAGCGTATATAAACACTATGAAAAAACGATATTTTAGGATTCGCAGTGAAAAAGATATCTTTCTTGCCACGTGACACAAGTTCCATTAAACCGCCAGAGCGAGACGTCATTGTGAATCTCCTTAATTTAGACCTAGTGGATTTTAAACCAAAGTATAGTAGAGATGTTCCACCTTTTGATGACCGCCTTTACGGCACTACTGTTTGTTGTGCTTACACCCGGTATCGTGGTTACATTACCACCGAAGGCTCCAACTATTGTTGTTGCCTTAACGCACGGCGTGATTTTTGCGCTCATTTATGGTATAACACATAAGGCGGTCTGGCACTTAACGCAGAAGTTTGAGGGCTTCCAGAGCCAGTACGTATTCCCGCCGGCGATCGCAAACGGTCAGATGTGCGAGGCGCAGACGTGTATGTGCAATGGAGCGGAGATTGCAGAGAAGGGACGTTGCCAGTAAATAGTAGTATAAAACAGAGATGAAGAAATCTTCTATTAGACAATTTACTAGAAAGTGTCTAAAAGCAGGCTATAAGGAGAAGGTTTGTAAGAATGCGTGGGTTTTTGGAAAGTTACCCACGAAGGAATTACAAACTATGTACAAAAACACGTTCAAGACTCAGAAGACATATAAACATCCGCATACTATGAAACAGTCTAAAACGCTAAAATATGCGAAAGCACCGAAAAAGTTAACGAAAGCGATGCTTATTAAAGCATCTGGACCGCGCATTTTTCCGTAATATAAACTAGAATGGCGAACAGAAAGACGCGTAAGGCTCGTCGCACAAACAACCGTACCAATCTAACTCGTCAAAATGCGTCTCGTCGCCTGTTGCCGAAGCTTAACAATGGTAGCCAGATTGTCTACAACCGGATGGCAGGTAAAACGACACCGCAGCAAATTGCGCGCACTAATCGTAATATCCGTATTACCTATTTGGTGGATCCTAGTATGCCTTCGCACTTGCAGAAGCAGGTGCGTAATGCGCTAAATCGCTTTAAGGAAACGGGGTCGGTGTATCCCAACTGATGCGGCACCGGTTTAGCGCAGCAGAATCGGTAGCCGCTCTGCGGCACCGGTTTAGCGCAGCAGAATCGGTAGCCGCTCTGCGGCACCGGTTTAAAACAATAAAACCCAGAATGACTAACGATGAGTTTTCCGAACATCAGTACCGGCTATGGCTTGACAGTCCAGCCTGTGAGTTCGCCGAAGTTGACCGATCTTAAGGCAACGGACGACAAGCCCAACGTTATTCTAACGACGA